AGATTGCCTAAAAATGAATGGAGGCAATAGTGTACCCGAACAGGTATAAAATGGTACACATTAAGGGTATATGTACCCTAACGGGTATAATATCGCATATCAGAATATGGAATAAAGCTCATTAATGTCCTGAATGTAGCTCATAATCAAGACAAATTGAGCCGAATAGGAAGACTAATTGGCTCAGAACTAAAACAAGAAAGATGATACAAAACGTAATAATTTTAATCGTGACTATATTGTGCTTAATTGTATTAATAGAGTCATTTAGTAATCGAGATAAATGATGCAGCATATTTCATTAATCATTAAAGCAATTAAAAATGCGTGGAATAATCACAAGAGCTCTAAGAGCATCAATCAAGAAAGGTATGACCTTAAACGTAGTCAGAAGATACCTAAAAATAAAACATAAAATCACTACAACTGTAGATGTATTAGCCGATAGAGTAAAAAACCTAAAAAAATAAACAAATGAGCACTTCAAACGAAGAATTATTACAAGAAAACGTACAACTGCTAACTAACATACTAGCAGATCAAACTACTACATTAAAGTCTTTAATTAAAGCTAGCGAAATTTTAAACGAAAGAATTAAAAAACTTGAAATATCAAGCGCTATTAGAGACGCAGTAAATTCTGCAAATAATGAGTAAGGATTGGTGGGATGACTTACCATGGCATCCTGCAAACCAAGAAGATCAAAACTCACATAATGAATTTAGCTCTGATGATTTTCATAATCTTACAGGCGTCGAAATAGAAGGGATAGACACTAAAGACCATCCTGATTATTGCGACGCTTTTGTATCTAGAGCTACCTGGTTTGACAGAGATCTTACAGACGATGAATTAGAAATTGTTAATGACGATTCTGATTTTGTATACGAACATACTATGAAACACGTAGAATTTTTAAATAGCTAATTATGAATCAAAAATCTATAGAGTCTTATGAAAAGCTCTTTGAAAACAATGATATAACTCAAAGACAATTGCAAGTATTACAAATACTTAGGCAAGAACTTGGGTTTGGAACTAACCGTATGATTGCTAAAGCACTTGGTTGGGATATTAACCGTGTAACTGGTAGAGTTACAGAGTTACGAGAAAAAGGACTAGTAATATATGCTGGCGATTATTTAGATAAAGAAACTAACAGAACTGTAAACTTATGGAAACCATCGTAATGCATGAAATTAAAGATAGGGAGCAAAAGAAAGCTTTAAATGCTTGGGCTAAAGGAGGATACAACGGTAGTATTATCGCTGGTACCGGCTTTGGTAAATCTAGATGTGGTGTACTTGCAGTATGCCACATTATAGATAGCTTAAATAAGAACAAGACTAAGCGTGAGCCACGAGCTCTTATACTTGTACCAACGGTGCAACTGCAAGATCAATTTAAAGAAGAGTTTGAGAAATGGGATAAGGCAAAATATTTAAACCATGTAGAGGTTATGTGTTATCAAAGCGCTTACAAACTTGTAGATGAAAACTTTGATATTGTTATATGTGATGAGGTGCACCTTGGTTTATCTCCTAAGTATCGTAAATTCTTTGAGAATAATACGTATGACTCATTATTGTGTATGACAGCTACATTGCCTGAAGAAGAAGAATACAAAATAAAATTACAGGAAATAGCAACTGTAAATTATAGTATTACACTTGATAAATGTGTATCTTTAGGTCTTGTTTCTCCATATGAGATTCATTGTGTTCCTGTAAGTCTTACGGATAGTGAACAAGCTGATTACAAGAAGGTTAACAACAAGTTTATCTACTGGAAATATCAGCTAGGGAACTTTGACGCTTTTAATGAAGCTAAAAGAGTTCTTGCAGATAAGTCAGCTTCAGGAGAAAAGAAACAAGCAGCTGCTCAGTTTTACAGTTGCATCAGAGGACGTAAAAAAATAGTTGATTTTGCGCACAATAAAATAGACGGTCTTCAAAAAATTGTAAGTAACAATCCTGGAGAAAAGATTATTGTGTTTGGAGGAGCTAATGCTTTTACTAACGAGTTAGCAGAAGCTAATGATGATGTAGCAACTGTGTACCATAGTGGTAAAACTAAGAAGCAACGACAACAAGCTTTAGATGACTTTAAAGATGGTACTAAACCTGTACTATGTAGTACCAAAGCTCTTAATCAAGGATTTGATGTTCCTGATGCGAGTATAGGAGTTATTTGTGGCTTGACTAGTAAATCTTTATCAATGGTTCAACGTGTTGGTAGGCTTATTAGATTTCAAGAAGATAAGATAGGTAGAATTTTTATCTTATATGTAGAAAATAGCCAAGAAGAGAAATGGCTAAATAATAGTATTAAAACTCTTAAAAATGTCGTTTGGCATTAACTAACCTTAATTATGCAAATTGAAATAGATATTGATCTCTTAGTTGAGAGTAAAATAAGTGCTGATGATTATTTGGCACTCTATGCTATTTACAGAAAAGGTTTTAAAATACTAAATGCACTAAATTTATCTCCTAATTGGGATAATTTACAAAAAGAAGGCTTTGTAAAGTTAGGTCAAACGGTAGAGCAACATGTTATTAGACAAAAGTTTATAGACTTGTTCTCTAGCGATTTTGACCAAATGTTTAACTCTTTGCTTTTAAGGTACCCTATGAAAGTTAGGACTCCAACAGGCTTGCGAGTTCTACACGCTTCTGACCCTAACGCTAGAGCTAATAAAAAAGCTAAAGATAGGTACAGAAGAATTGTAGGCAATAAAAAGTTTGTGCATGACCGTATTATAAACTTACTGGATACACAGCTTAGAGTAGAGCGTGAACGACTTCAATACTTGCAAAGTTTAGAGGTTTGGATTAATAATCATACTTGGGAAAAGTATGTAGACATAGAAGACAACAATGGAAAAGAAGACTCAGAACAGCGAATTACAAGAAAACTTTGATGTATTTAAATCTAGAGGATTTCAAAAGATAGATAAAGCTGTTAATCAGTCTATTGCTATTGTTAAAGAAGCTAAACTTGGTAACCGTGAGGTATTTCCAACATCTTGGCCTCGTCTTAATAGAAATCTTTTAGGTGGACTACAAAGAAGTAAGCTATATGTAATTGCAGGACGCCCAGGTGTGGGTAAATCAGCATTTAGTAATCAACTTATATTTGACGTACTAGATACTAACAAACATAAAAATCTTGTAGTATTGTATTGGACATTCGAGATGCCTGGTTACCAGCAGGTTATGCGTTCAGCATCTAAAGATGTTAATAAAGAACTAGGCGCACTACTATCTGTAGACAGCCCTTTGTCAGATGTGGATTTTAGAATCTACGCTGCTAAAGTGCAGAAATATGGAAAGTACCCTATATACTTTAACAACATCCCTAGAACAATGGATTACATACAAAATACTAACAGATCTTTACATGAAAGCGATCCAGATAGAGTTGTAATAAACTTGTTTGACCACTCAAGATTGATACGAGGTAACGAAGAGACAGAGCTTAAAAAACTTAACACTATATCAAAAGGTTGTATGCTGATGCAATCAGAGTTTGGTGTTATTAACATATTGCTGTCTCAACTTAACCGTAACATAGAGCAAGAACATCGTGCTAAAAATCAGTACCAACCTCTTCTAACAGATTTGTTTGGTGGTGATTCTATTGGTCAAGATGCCCATGTTGTTATGATACTTAATCGTCCATACGATTTGTACAATATTACAGATACTTACTGCAATGAAAATCCTAAAGGACTTCTTGCTTGCCATTTAGAAAAGAATCGTGATGGTTTGTTAGGAATGATTGGGTATGAAGCAGAATTAAGCACATTCACTATTAAAGAAAGAAAATAAAATGGAATTACCAAAAACTAAAGTAAAGGCGTCTAGAAAGTCGCCAAAGAATATGATAATATACGGTGCACCAAAGATTGGTAAAACTACTATACTATCAGAGCTTGATGATTGTTTAATTATTGACTTGGAAGATGGATCTGACATGGTTGACGCGCTAAAAGTAAAAGTGGGAAACCTGAAAGAACTTGCAGAAGCTGGTAAAGCAATTCATGAGGCAAAAAAGCCATATAAATACATAGCTATTGACACTATCTCTAAACTAGAAGAATGGTGTGAAGCTGATGCTAAAGTATTGTATATGCAAACTCCAATGGGTAAAAACTTTGATACAAAGAATCCTGGAGCTTCAGTCTTATCACTGCCTAACGGCGCTGGCTACTTATACTTAAGAATAGCCTACAAAAAATGGATGGACAGACTGAACACTCTAGCACCTCATGTGATCTTAGTTGGGCACCTAAAGGATAAAATGCTTGAAAAGAAAGGTAAAGAAGTGGCTGTGAAAGACCTCGACTTAACTGGTAAAATTAAGCAAATTACTTGCGCTAACGCTGATGCGGTAGGTTATTTATACAGAGAAAATGATAAAACGATGGTATCATTTGATTCTATGGATGACATTACTGCTGGTAGTAGATGCGAGCACTTAAAAGGTAAGACCATGCCTTTAGACTGGTCAAAGATTTTTATTGATTAACCGCTTTAAATTTAAAAACATGATTGAAGCAAGAACACAGAGCGAGAACGCTACTCCAAAAGCGAATACACCAGAAATTATTACAACTTCTATGATTATAGAGGACTTAGAAAATGGAATTGACCGCAAAGGGATTCAAACTAAGTACAATCTAGAAGGATGGGAATTAACAGAGATGTTTAAGCACCCGGTATTAAAAGGCAAGAAAGCTAAGAAAAAGCGTAAAATGTCTTTTAACTTTGTAGATGACACTACACAAAATGTAGATCCTAATCAAACTAGTATTCCTACAACGGAAAATACTATTGCAGATGATTTTCATAATAGAGCAGATCTAAGAACTCAAGATGCTATTGAAAATACTACTGTTGTAGATACTGGTGAGACTGTCTTAGGTTACACTGCTGAACAAGTAGAAGAATTAAATTCAGAAGAGTACTCTAAAGAAATGTCTCTTAATGAAGTGTATCACAACGAAGAAAAAGCAGAACAACCAAATAACCCTTTAAATTCATAACAGATGGCTATTAAAAGTAATTCAAGCGAACAAGAAGTATCAGGTGGAGGTATAAAATTATACTCAGGCCTTAGTAATTTTAATGTAATTGCTATAAATCCTAACATGGCAGAGTTGCACACTCTTGGCATTAATGTAAAAACAGAACCTAACTACTATGTAGAATTTAGTGGTAAAGAGTATTTTAAATTGACATTCTGGGTAAAGAATGAAGACTTAACTACTCGTATGGAAATCTTAATGCAAAATGAGCACAGAGTTTCTCAGTCAGGTAAAAACCAATGGATGAATAATGTAGGCCAAGATACTTGGGCTGACGGCGTTCCTACTTATGACTGGTGGAAAAACCCTGACTCTTCTCGTAAAGCATATGTAGGAGAAGAAACATTAATTAACTTTGTAAAAGCATGGGCTAATGTTGCTTATGGTGATGAAGTTACATTTGATTCAATGGAAAAGATTGTGCAAGGAGATGTAACAGAGCTTAAAGCTTTACTTGGTATGCTTTCTGTCAACCAAGTTAGACTGCTTGTAGGAGTTAAAGATGGTAAATACCAAAATGTTTATCTTAAAAACTTTGGTAGAGTTAAACCACAGAGAGACGACTTATTTGTTAAAGCACTTAACGATGAGTATAAATCCTTTAATGCAGAGTTTAATTCTGATCTAGTGTGGGGTACATTTACTCCGCAGCTAGCAGTTGTAACTGCAGATGATGACTCTGTCTCTGAAAACGATAGCTGGATTTAATACTAAAAACTATGATAAAGAGCAGAAGAAGTGAAGACCATCTTCACACGGATGTATTACTTTCTAAAATTAGCGAGTATGATATATTCAAATACTACTGCCCAAATTTCATAGAACTTAGTAAGAAGTTTTGTAGTGATCTAAGGGAAGACCAAAAGCCTGGTGTAAGTATTGTTTACTGGAAAGGTAAACTCTTATACAAGGATTTTGGTCATCCTGATCATACATTTGACTGCTTTAACTATGTTAAGTTTAAGTATTCTTGCAATTTTGTAGAAGCTTTGACTATAATTGACAATGATTTTAACCTTGGATTGGCTTCTAAAGTTAATAATACGACGTTTACAATGGGATTTGCAGGTAGAATAACGAATAAAAAACCTACAATTCAAAAGTTAACTCTTATTAAAAAGAAGTCTAGGCCTTGGTCTAAGTTAGATAAGTCATTTTGGGAAAGATATTTGATTACTAAAAAGACTTTACTTAAATTTGATGTATCGCCTATTTCACATTATTGGATTAATGAAAATAGGTTTACTTGCAATGAAATAACCTATGCATACAAAATTGGTAAGAAATACAAGATCTATGCTCCCAACGAGGAGTACAAATGGACTAGTAATACTACCAACAAACATGTTCAAGGTTACAAACAACTTCCAAATACAGGGAATTTGCTTATTCTTACTTCTGCTCTTAAGGATGTAATGTGTTTGTATGAAATGGGTATACCAGCTATAGCGCTGCAAAGCGAGATGATTATGCCTGATGAAAAACTTATAACACACCTTAAGTCTAGGTTTAAAGAGATTGCCATATTCTACGATAATGACTTTACTAATCCAAACAACCCTGGTCAAACCATGGCGAATAAGATTAAAGAAAAGTATTATTTTACAAACATATTTGTTCCAGATGAATATTGCTGTAAAGATTTGTCAGATTATATAGCTAAGTTTAATTCTTTTGGAGGCATGCAAGCCTTAATAGAATCTACTTCAAATATAAAGACATGGCAACACGAAGAACCAAAGGAAACAAAAAAGTTAGAAACGCAACTGCAACAGAGTACAAAGGATTAAAGTTTAGATCAAAATTAGAACTATTTACATATAAAAAACTTGAAGAAGCAGGTATTACTGCACTGTATGAGAAAAGAAGGTTTGAACTTTTAGAGGGTTTTTACTTTCCTCATACATGTGTAGAACCTAATACTCATAAAGAGTATGTAGACAACACTACTAAAGTTAGAAGTATAACATATACTCCTGATTTTGTAGACCCGCAAGGACAGTGGATTATAGAAGTAAAAGGATTTGCTAACGATGTTTTTCCTGTTAAATGGAAGATGTTTAAACAGCATATCGTGCAGAATGGGTTAGAGTATAAACTCTTTTTACCCAAGAATCAAAAACAGGTGCTTGAAACTATAGAACTTATCAAAGCACTATAACTTAAATTACATTATGGAAACACCATTTAAATCCTGGATAAAAAGTTTATCTAAAGGGGATTTGGTTGGTGTGTGTTACAATAACTGGTTTGACGTCGTACTTTTCGATAGTTTTAGACAAGGCGATCGCATGCATTTTTATCACTTATGCTGGTCTTCTAGTACTGACGAAACAGCAGATTGGAAAGTTGAACACATACAAAAATCAAAACCCCGCAAATCGTATATAAATACAGATGCGGAAAACAGAATATTCCCTGTTAGTGTAGAACTGCTAACAAAAAATCAAAAAAAAATATATAACGCCTTAAAAGAAACACTACATGGCTATTAAAACAATTGACAAAGAAATAATAGGAGGTAAGGGCCTTGCAAAGAAAATTAACAAAGGCGCTGAAAAGATGGTCTTTGATATTCTTCAATCAACGCAGTACTCTACACCTATACCTTCTACAGTTCGTGAGCTTACAACTAATGCTTGTGACTCTCAACGTGAGAAAGAAATTGCTATAGAAATCCTTACAGGAAAGTCCCAGCAAAATGATTACTACATTACCCGTAACGGTGAGCAGTATGAAGACAGTAACTTTGATGCTAGTTACTATGATACAAAGCATTTAAATACAGAAGAAACCCAAATTTACATTAGTTATGAAAAACATCCTGGCGTTGGATATTGCGATAAATTCAGCGTTTTGGATCATGGTGTAGGTATTGGCGGTCGTAGATTAGAAGGAGTTTTAGAGTTGGGTTACTCAACTAAGCGTAACACATCAGAGAACTTTGGTGCGTTTGGCTTAGGTGCTAAAGTACCTTTGTCTACGGGCGTTGATTTCTACACTATTGAAAGTGTATACAACGGTAAAAAGATTACTGCTAATTGTTACAACTACAAAACAGACTTTACTACTTCAAAGTTTAATCTTAAAACTAATACTATTAATCCTAGTTTTACTTTGTCTGATGGCAGCGTAGTTTATTGTGAACCTTCAGAAGAAAAAAACTATACTAAGATTTCGTTTGGTGTTAAACGCCACAACAGATCTAAGTTTGTAGACTCTGTAGAAGAACAGTTACTGTATCTTGATAACGTTAAGTTTGATGTTATTGATGTAGGTGAAGATGGTCCTACTTATACTGTGGAAAAGCATTTTAAAGCTAACG